TTGTAGATCCTGATGGTATGTCTGTTGACATAAACGCTGTATGGGATTCCGTTAATTAAAAAAATAAATGTCTTTAAACGTAAAAAATCATAGAATATATAAAGGTTTAGTGGTAGAGGGGATCAAGTATGATGTCTACTATAATCCAAATGATGGTCAAGTACAATTAAAAACTCCAATTGTTGGAGGACAGGGAGGGACAAAAACAGGTGGAGTAGTAGTTTATGATAGTAGTAAAGATCAAAATAGTAGTGTTGAAGATGCAATTAAAAATAATAAAACAATTTTAAAAAGAATTAATAAGGCAAGAACTGATAATAAGGAAAAAGGAGTAACACCTGGATTCATAACAGATTTGTCTGTAAAATCTGGATTTGATGCCATTCAAGATAGAATAAAAGAGGAATTTAAACTTGTTCCACAAGATTATTTCTTTAATGGTGGATCAGCAAAATACCCAGAGGATGCAATATATGATAAAACTAATAAGGATGCTCAAGATCATTTAGTCATCTCTCAGTATAGTTACAAAGCACCAAGAGCAGATAAAATATGGGGACAAGGTGGAGACAATGCAGGAGATATATTAATTAATGGAGTTGGAAGACAAAGTGCTCTTGACAAATTCCTTGGTTTAGTACAACTACCAATGCCAAATAACATTACTGACTCAAACAATGTTAGGTGGGGTGAGGATACAATGAATGCTATTGAGGCTGCTGCTCTAGCAGTGACATCTGATGGTTTTGGAGATGATGCTCTTACAGCTCTTATAGGTGGTGTTGGAGGTATAGCGAGTGGTGGTGATGCTTTGGAAACTGCTTCACAAACTGTTGCTGCTAAAAATGCAATCGAAGCGATAAATCAAGCTCGTAAAACAGGAGACTTAAATAAATCAATATTAGGTCCTGAATTGCAAGCAAGAATCTTAGCAGCAATGAATATTGAAAGTTCTGCAGAATCAATTCTTGCAAGAAGGGATGGTGTTATTCCAAATAGTAATTTAGAATTATTATTTTCAGCACCAACTCTCCGACAGTTTTCATTCATGTACAAATTAAGTCCAAGAAGTGCATCTGAAGCAAAGATAGTTAATGGAATACTTAGATTTTTTAAACAAGGAATGGCAGCAAAGAAAAGAAATCAATATAGCGGTGGGATAGAAGGTGGCGGACAATCATATTTCTTGGGAACACCAAATGTTTTTAGGTTACAATACCGAACCAGTGGGGGTAAAGCAATCAAGGGTCTAAATCGAATTAAAACATGTGCACTTACAGGAACTTCGGTTAATTATACACCTGAAGGTGCATTTGCATCCTATGATGGAGGTCAACCCGTGTCAGTAATATTAACTTTAGGTTTTCAAGAACTCGAACCAATCTACGATACAGATTACAAATATACAGGTGGTGAAGGTGAAAGAAAAGATGATAGTGGTGAGGGTTACAGATGGGCTATCAGCGAAAATGAGGTTGGATACTAATGAGTTACTTTAGAGAACTACCAAACATATCTTATGTTTCACTTCTACCAAATCAAAACAGAAGTGATGAAAGAATTGAGGTCAAAAATTTATTTAAAAGAGCAAAGTTAAGAACAGATGTTGATCAATCGGTAACCTCTTTTGATTATTATCTCGTACAAGATAATGAGAGACCTGACATCATTGCTCAAAAAATATACGAAGATCCAAATTTAGATTGGGTGATACTAGTTACAAATAACATTACAAGTATCAGAAATCAATGGCCTCTCAGTAATAACGAACTTTACCAATACTGCTTAGAAAAGTATGGATCTGATCTTGCTGTTATGCAAACAAAACATTTTGAAACACAAGAAGTCAAAGATAACTTTGGTAGAATCCTTTTGAAAAAAGGATTGATTGTAGATGAGAATTTTAAATTTACATATTCTAAAGATGATAACACTATAGAAACTGTAAATCCTGCAAAGTCTGTATCTCGTTATACTTATGAACAAAGAATAAATGAAGATAAAAGAAAGATTCGAGTGCTTAAACCTGGTTTATTATCAGCGTTCATAACAGATTTCAGAAACATAATGAAGTATGATAGGTCATCTTCATTTATTAACAAGTCATTAATATCATCATACAATCCTAGAGAATTTGGAGTATAGAAAAACCCCCTCAAAGCAAGAAAGGAAAAAGCGAGGGGGTTTGGGTTATTTGGATCAAAAGAAGGGCACTCTTTCTATGCAGAGATCTTTTGTATTCCCTTCTAGGAGTTAACTAGTTTAGAAAAGTAACTTAGAGATTCATCATCTTCATCTTCTGATGCTGCAACTACTGGTTCTGGTGTAGGTGTAGAAGACTCACTATAGTCTCCACGACGTTCTCTTTCCCATGTTGCATCTTCCTCTGCTACCTCTGGATCAACTCTCTTTGTAGGTTGATTTGCACCAAGAACATATGCAAGACGTTTTTTCAATTCATCATATGATTTAAATTTATCATCTGATATCAATTCTGAAAGATCATACTCTGCATCATAGATTTTTTCTAGTTTTGCATCATCATCAAATAAAGCAGAGGGATTATCAAATTCTGACTTATCGTAGTTTTGATAACCTTCAACTCTACGAATCTTTAATTTAAAGTTTGCACCTTGCCAGAAATCAAATGGATTAATTGGATCCTCATCAGCAAATTCTGGTTTCATCGCCTCTTGAATCTTATCAAAAATTTTCTTACCATACTTGTATAAGAATACTTTACCTTCGTTCTCAGGGTTTGAAGGATCACTCACAACATAAATGTTGCTGTAATATGATAGTCTACGTTTTTGCTTACGAGCAATTTCTTTATTTGCTTCAGAACCAGAATTCCATAGTTGTGAATTATGCTCTGACACTGGATCCTTTACACCTTGTTTTGTGGTCAGAGAGTTTTCTATGTACCATCCACCAGGTCCTTGAAAGGCATGAGTATATAATCTAACCCAAGGTAATTCATAACCTTCTGCTTCTGGAAGAAAACGAATAATTGCATAACCATTACCAGATTTATCTACTGATGGTTTCCAGATACGTTCATCAACGTTACTGGTTTTATCATTTAATTTTTCTACTTGTTTAATTAGTTTCTCAGTAAGAGAACCTGATCTGGATTGTTTTTTTAAGTTTGCGAATGACATGCGGATTTTATTTTATGTGTTTTATGTGGACTTTATTATTATACATGATCTAAGAACATTTGTCAATGTTGTCCTCGATCTCAGTGATAGTCTCATCTAACTTGTCAAAGAACTTGTTCATGTCATCAATTTCATTGTAACCGAACATTCTTGCAGACTCAATTAATTTTTCTTTAATTAAATCCACTTCCTTATCTTTGACTAAATTCATACGAAAGAAAAAAAGTTTTTGTTTTTCAAGAAATACTTTCATCTCTTTTAGATGACTCTTTCTTTGATCAATTGTCATCATAGGAAGAACTGACATCTGCATCACAAGTTTGTGTTGCATTTCCTGCAATTCCATGATGGTATTCTTTACCACAGATGACTCGAAAAAATCACTCATTTTAATCTTTCTAATAGTATTTTTTTAAATTTGCCCACATCAATATTTAGGAAGGGTTTATACTTTTTAATCTTGAGTCCGACGGTTTCCCACACTGGATCAAGTAATTTTTTATCAAATTTTTTAGAATAGTTTAACATCATATCAAGTATAATCATACTTTCAATTGATATGTTACCTTGAAGATACCTTTTTAATATCTCTGGATGTGAGTGACCCTTTATTAAAAATAAATCTTCAAAGTTATTCTTATTAATAAACGTAGATTCATTTTCAAATAGGTATGTTATACCTTGAAACCTTTTTAACCAAGAGGTATGATAGTCATTACCACTTCTGATTATCTCACCTATCCATAGAGAATCAGGATCACTACACTCTACAAAGTTTGCAAGAAAATAATGTTTAATCTCCTCATCAGTTTTCTTACGAGACATCCTCTCAAAAAAATATCTGTCCTTTCTCTTGTTAAATGCATTTTTTGATGCATTTATCTTACCACAATATCTAAAGTAATCGTAGTTCTTTTTAGTAAAATGATTTTTGAATGCTAAGTATGTTTTATA